ACTTCTTCGAACCAATCCAGGACCAATCCTCGGTCCATGTTCCCCCCACCTTCGTGCGCTATTGGAAAGTAACCTGACCATCCCTCCACTGCCACTGCAATACCGACCACCTCACCGTCTTTTCTTACAGAACCTGATCCCATGGTCATGAGGTTTGGATCTCTTGTTTCTAAGTCAATGGCTATCTCTGAGTGACTCGATAAATCTGGTAGTTTGTATGGTGGTACCCACTCTGTCTCTGGTGTAAAAAGTGGTTGTTGTAGCGTTCTCACGTATACTCTTCCTTTAATTTATTTATAAACCAAATGGCTTTATCTAAATCTTCTATGGGTTTACCCTTGTGCTCATGACGCCAGATGTATTTTATAGCAGAACCTTGTAGATAATATTTAAAACCATCGCCTTGACATGACTTGATCGCATCGATGCAACCGATGCCACCTTTGTTGTAGTGTGATGGAAAGTTTACTGGGTCGTGTTTTTTAGACATATGTGCATTCTCCTGTATCAACATTGACATTCAAAATGTTCACCCCCAGCTCTTTCTGCACATCTGTCAATGATCTGTTAATTTTATATCCGTCTCGCTTTCTTCTGCATTCAGACTTTACGTCTATCAGTATAACCTCATATTCTTTTATTGCAACTAAATCAACGGCGCCCTGTTGTGACATGTTCCTGCAAACCAAGTATCCCTGGTCCCACAACCACATTGCAGCAATGTATTCTGCCTTGTCACCTTTTATGTGTTCGTGAAATCTCACTCACCACCCCAATACCATTTATGTCCTGGTTTCACAAAACCACCTGTTTGAAAAGACATCCTGCCTTTTATTTTATAATTAAATTTTTCTATATTTTTATTAATTTTTCTGTGTCTTCTAAAAAATTCTGGTATGAGTCCCGGTGTAAACTCACACATATGATCAAGTTCTTCAATACACAATTTTTCAAAGTATCTAGTTACAACTAATAAACAATCGTGAACAGACATGTTCGATTTTAATTTGTTAAAATTTTTACAACAAAATATTGTATTGTTTTTTGTGTAACCTTGATCACTGTCAAAGCGTTCAAGAGATATTGTGTTTGGATGATTTGCTTCGTAGGTCATTTTTTTTCTTGTGTAAAAACAATTTAAACCATTTGCAGATATGTAAGAGTTTAACCACTTTGTAAGTTCTTCAAAACTTGGCAAGTCTGGTTGTTCAATGGCTGACGGGTCACCTTTATACATTCTCTTCAGATTACGTTCTTTCATTTTTTTATACATAAACCTTAAACGTGTTTGTTTTGCAGATTTTCTTTTCATATAATATACGCCCTGTCATAATTTTTTGGTTCTAATATGTGCAAAGATTTCTTTGCACGTGTGACCGCTACATAAAATAAACGATGTAATTCGTCTGGATTAATATCGTCGTGGTCAGCAGCAGACTTAGTAATATCAGGTAAAAGTAATACATTATCAGCCTCACCTCCTTTCGCTCCGTGTATTGTTGATAGTGTTATGCGTGGGTTTTGAGATATTTTTTCTTTGTTGGCTAACATATTACGTATGTAGTTTTCTGTTTCAGTATCTAGTCCTGCAAAAGCTTTATACCAAACATCTTCTGTTTGTAATCCGTGATCCGCGATACACTCTTGAATGTAATAACCTTCTTCGTTCTCATCAAAAGTTTTACCTTTCTGATAACCTTTGGTTACATTATCGCCCAGGTACGAATAAATATTTCTTATGGATGCAACAGGTAACGTTGTTTCAATCTTTCTCCACTTCTCCCAGGTTTGTATGGCCAGTAATAAATCTAACTTAATCGAGTTTCTGTGTTTGTGAGAATAGTACCAACCTTGCAGTTCACATAAATCTTTAATGTCGTCAAGAAAATGATTGGCTGTTGTCAACACCAACCACTCACCTTGTGACATGTCAACCTGCGTCACGTCAGAGTATCGTGTAAGATCACCCACCTCTTGCCGTGGCATGTAGTCTTTGTCGTATCTGTTTGTAACTTTTTTGATGATGTCTTGCGAGAGTTCGTGGATTGGTCCACCAGGTATTCTGTATGATTGACTTAATGTGTCCACGTAATCTACTTCTTCTTTAAGAGCGATAAAAGTATCAACGTCAGCGCCAGCCCATCTAAATATAGCTTGATCATCGTCCCCTGCAATGTAGGTTTTGTTTGCTTTCGCCCATAGAGTCCTGACCATTCTCCATTGTAGAGGTGAGAGGTCCTGTGCTTCGTCAATAAATAATACGTCAAAAGACGGTGAAATGTCTTGGTCGATAAATTTTGCAACCATATCATTGTAGTCAATCAAACCTTTCTCTTGTTTATATCTGTTAAGTTCTTGATCTAAAAGATATAATAGATCTCGTTCAATGTCCATACTATGTTCATTTCTATCGTATAAATCCAAGACAGGTATTTCTAAAACTCGTGCTTTGTTTATCAAACGCAAATATTCGTTATCAGAATTAAAGATACCATTGCTCTCTTCATACCATGCTGTCTTGATGGGTATGCCACATTTCAAACCAAAGTCTCTGTAGTCAGAGTGTTTCATCACACTTTCTTTTTTTGCACCCAACATTCTAAACGCAAGAGAATGTAATGTTCTAAAGTATGGTATTTCTTTTGCATCCAACATAAACTTTTCTTCTGCTCTTGTGGTTGCCTCCCAGGCAGCTTTCTTTGTGAAAGAGAAGTAACCTATCTGTTTTATGTCTGTGCCCGCACGTAAAAACTCTTCCACTAAATTAAGTAAGGTTGTTGTTTTGCCCGTGCCTGGTGGTCCTAGTATTATTGTTTTCATTAGAACGGCACCTCTTGGTAAGCCACTTGACTGGTTGATGGTTCTGTTTTCTTCATGGCTTTTATTTTTACAAGTCTTGGTGTTTGATTTTTCAAAGTCATTCTTGTTTCATCAATAAAAAAATCTAATTGTTTAATTAAATTACCTGTTTTTGTTTTGTCTATCTCCCAGTTGTTACGTTTACAAAAAGAATAAAAGTCATCCATTCTAAAATAAGTATGACCTTCATCAGTCCAAGACATTTTGTTTAGTATGTCTTCTTTGGTTCTTGCTGCAGGTCTGTTGACTGTAAAGTCATACAATAAATTTACTATCTGGTTTGTTGGATCAAGAGATTCGAGCGGCTCTATCTCTTCCAATTTTTGCATTAATGTTTTTAAATATATCTCTCTCCAATCTTTTGCCTTCGGTATTGGTGATACAACATTTGCTTGGTCCAGGACTGCTATTGCAAACAAATTAGGATTGTGTAGTTGCTCTGTTTTAAGTTCTATTCTGTTGCCCGATACATTTAGAAACCACTGTGGTGGATTAGATTTTATTTTTGTCAGCGTGTCCAACTCTGGCATCTGCTCTTCTTCAAAACCCACGCCAAACTTTTTTGTTCTGCAACGGCCAGGATCACAGACTCCACATATTGGTTGTTCTTTGCACCGATACTTGTCATACCCTTTTCTATTTAAAGATTTTATAAGTTGTTGTACTTCAGAATTACTTAATGGTGGTGACATAACTTTTTGATTATCGGACACCAACATATCCTCCCAATTATCTGGGTTGGATTTTTTTCTGTAAACACCTACATTAAATAAAGCATTGTTCCTGGAGCCCTCTCCAAAACCTTCTTTTGCCAAACGATTTAAACAAGGAGGCCCTTGCTCAAATGTTTCTTCTGTAGGCACAGGATCTTTTATTTTTATATTTTCTATTTGCTCTCTTGTCTGTACCCACTCATCGTATATAGAATAGAATGATTCTAAACTAGCCGCTTCACCGCCAGCTTTAAATGTATAACGAAGTCCTCTGATGCCGCCATGATAAGGTAAATTTAAAAAGTTTCCTGTGTCTCCACGTTCAACTAAAATTTGACTTTGTTTTGGAAATATCTCACTACCTGCATAACCTAAAGCTTCTGCCATGGCTTTAAGTTTTGATTGCATCAGTGATGCAGGAATAAATTCTTTTGCAAATAAAAATAAATGTGCACCACCAGACTTTGATCTAAATGTAACCAACGGAAAGTTAAACCCCTTGATGTTACGCATGATGGATAAATGATCCAAATCGTATTGATCTACATCAATGCAACCCCACTTGCACATATTGTCCTCGTTAATAGGTATGACTCCGAGAGCTGGATCTTTACCCTCTAAATGATCTACCCACAACTGAGTCGTAATTGGTTGGCGTTTTATAAAAGCTTTACCCTCTGCTTTACCTTTGTCGGTTGTAGAACCAGATAAAATTAATTGACCATAAGCACTATTGTTGCCTTCAAATATTTCTTTAAATTTCATTTCTTTGCTTTAGGCCTCCCTATAGCGCCACCTCGATTAGGCCTCCAGGTGGGTTTACAAATATCGTTGCAGTAAATTTTACTTTTTTGCCACTTCGTTATGTCGAACTTTTGGTTGCACGTCGGGCATATCCTTGGTTTTGGCATCTTTCTTTTGTTTCCTTTCTTTTGTTTCGTATATATAGTTCTCTTCAAGTAGGCCCATGAACACGGGGGAGTTAATCCATGGGCCCATCATGATTAAAATGGTACCTCGTCTTTTTTAGACTTAGTATCTTCTTCACCATGTTTTGCAGTAACGTCACCTTTATTAGCGCTTACAGCAAAACTCTTTGCCTGCTCGTATAAAGCTTTATCTTGAACAGGACCAACCTTTTCTACGCTCCAACCAAACCACGTTCCTTTGTCATTTGATTGTTGCACTGTCTTTAAGTTGTACACGTGACTACACATAGCCGGTGTGAACATACCATTCTTACC